GATATGTGGATCCACCCAGGTGTTGCTGATACCAACATCGTAATGGTTGATCCTAAGGCCGCTCTGATTAAGCTGACTGCTAAGCAGCTCATGCTTGAGTCTGAACGCATCGTATCTAACCAGACCGAGGCAGTTTATGCTACCTTGACCACTGGCTTCTCAAAGATCTACAACGATTCAGTAATTGTGCTCGACACAACGAAGGCATTCGCTAGCTATGGATTCCCCGAGTACATGAATCACGATCCGTACCAGTTGATTAACCTCGAGTAATTACCAGAGTAAGGTAGCTTAGTTATTCTATGGGATTCTAAGGAGCAGGCCCCTTCTAAAGGTCTACCAGCTCTCTTAGATCTCATAGGTAACTAAATTTTTAACAAACACCTAAACATAAAGAGTATAAGATTATGGCAAAAAGTTATTTTATTGCACTAGGTCCGAAGGCTAACGGCTTCTTCGACCAGTTCACCGGAATCACAGTTGCTCCGGGAGAGAAAGTAGAAATTAACGAACGTCAGCGTAACTCAAAACGCATTAGTATGGCCTTGAATACTGGTCACTTGGTTATGGTTCAGCCTGAAGCTAAGGTAGAGAAGAACGACCAGAAGGCAGTAGAGAATCTCGATAAGAAGCTGAAGAAGGCTTTCGAAAAGGGTGCTACACTCGAGAAACTATGTAAGGACATCACCTTGGATCAGGCTAAGGCTCTTGCCGAATTCCACGAAATCGAGGTTGATGCTAACGACACAGTACAGGTTCTCATCGAGGCTGTTGTAGAGGATTACAAAGGCGAAGAATAATAAGATATGAACCTAGCTTTCGTATATGTTGCGAAAGGCTTGGAAGTTTCATTTCAGGTAGTAAGCAAAGTCCCGGCCAATGCAACAATTGGTTGGGACTTTGGTGTTGTTGGAGGGGAAAGTTCCGAGCTGAACCCTACATATACCTATGAAAGTCCAGGTTATTATACCGTAACACTAAAAGTCACAGTACCTTCAGAGGAAGGTGGAGAACCAGATGTATCTGAGGTATCTCAGACTGTAATGGTATCAGATGCTGGTACTAAAACTCACCTGAATGACTCCATCTATAATCTGATAGATCTGTATGTACCTGCTAACCTTGTATCAGATGGTATGTCTCTCCAGGAGAAGACTACCTATATACAAAAGTGGCAACTTTATTTAGGTCCTCTAGTAGATCATTGTATTCCCATAGAAGAATATACTAATGAATTGAAATATGAAGGACTAGAAAACCAGCTGGTAATGGAATTGGCAGTGTGGGATTTTCTTAATGTGCAGATAACCAGTTTGCTTACTGGTACTGGGCAATATATTGATTCCCTTACCTATCAATCTACCGAAGTAAAAGGTAATCAAGATGAGGAACCTACTGGTGATGATCAGGCATCTGCTGGTCGAGTAAAGAGGATCCAAACTGGTCCTACAGAAGTTGAATACTTCGATGAACTCTCTGATTCACTATCTACTCTCTATAAGGCTTATACAGAGGCCCTTAAGCCAGGGGGAATTATGGATATCCTTAGGCAGAACATCTGCAACCTTGCATCAAGGCTTATGATATTCTTACCATTCTGCCAGAACCCATATCATTCTGTAAAGGTACCAAGAGTAGTGAACCGTAGACATCCGAAAGGAATCGATGGCCCCAATCCTCCTACAATCTTAACTCATAAAAGGTAATGAAAGGAGGTTGTTCTGGTATCCTTGGTTTACAAATGATTCAGGACCAAGAGGCTAATAGGATTTATGTAACTAACATAGAGGCAGCTATAGAGGAAGAACTGGTAGTCATAACTGCTAGTGGAAACAATTTAAGTGAACAGGAAATTAATTGGGAAATAACTCTTGATGATTCTGATCCACTGGAATTGACCTCTACAGGACCAGAATTAACTCTATCAGAAGAGAATACTGTTTTGTATGAAGCTGCTTCTACTGTTACTGCTAAAGTAGTGATTGGAGAATATCCAAGCGAAGTGTACACACTAAAAGAAGAAGATTAACATTTAAATAAATAAAATATGAACGACGTAATTACGGTACTTGACCTTATCAAGCAGATGTCAGTATTGGTTCCCAGTATCATTACTGGAACTATGGTGTTAACTGGTATGATTAACGGTGCCTTCAATGTCCAGAACAATAATGTAAAGCACATTATTTCCTGGGTTATTGCTGTAGGTGCCGCTTTAATAATGTGTGCAACAGGTAGTATTACCTTCGGATTCGGAGGTTGGGATTATGCTCTTAGTGCAGCTGTGGGTCTTCTGGCTGGAGGTGCATCTAATGGGGTATATGACTGGCCTGCTATCTCTAACATTATAGACAAATTCTATGACCTCTTCGGTCACAAAACAACGAAATAAGTATGGGAAACTTACCTAACCCTCAATCAATTGCTCCGGCCAGTTCCGTAATGAATGTAGCTGGCTATAAGGAACAGTATCAAGCAAAACAGGATTTCGGAGCTCAGTATATGCCTGCTAATAAGATTAACGGACATGTGATCTCCAATCCTTCAGGGATTCCTTCTGAATTTAAGAAGGTAATCGGAGAAACCACGGTATTGGTAGAGAAGAATCACGATGGTACTTTGGATATCTCTGTATACGATTCTAGCCCTACAACAAAATATAACCTTACGTATGAGACTACCACTGATGATGCTACACCAGTAGTGGAGACAGTAACTACCAAGGAACTTCTCCCAGGAGCTGAGGTAACACCACAGGCAAGTCCCACCAAGGAGGGTTATACATTTGGTGGTTGGACCAATGAACCTGATTACATGCCAGCCTCTAATTTCAAGGTAACTGGTACATTTACCAAGGATGAAGATCCTGATCCAGACCCAGAACCCTAAAACACAAATAAATTATGGCCACAAAGTCACGTTCTAGATATGTAAGGAATGCTGACTGGGATAGATACAAGCATATTGTCCAAAAGTTTCTAGAAGACGATTCTGGCAGGCAAACAATAGGATGGTGCAGGAATATTGATCAGATGTATTTTATGGGTGAAGATAAAGCTCCTAAATACACCTTGATCACAATCGAAGCCCTATGCTATTACAATGCCTTCAGAAATTGGCCTATAAACAAGGCAACCGTTACAG